TGATACTTGACTTGCTCTTTCTACTGACCAGTTAGAGTTTATGTTAGGTGGAATATAGTTTACTATCGTGCTTGTAAATGTAGTTGTTGTAGTATACCCTCTGCTATCTGTTACTACTATTGAATAGTCGGTTGCGGTAGCATTTGATATTGTTACTTTGTATGATCCACTATCATATGTTGCTCCTGTACCATTTACTGATACGCTTGATATCGTGGCATATTTATTCGCAGTGGCATTTATTGTAAATAATAAGTCACTTGCATATCTAATTATTGTTCCTGGTTGTCCTCCAAATATACTTAATATGTTAGGATCCGTTTCTTCTTCTGTGTAGCTATCTATTGTTGGATTTCCATTGATAATGGTCATTGTCTTGTCAAGAACACTCCATCCTGATTCTGTCGTGCCACTTAAGCAGGTTGCAACGACGTATCTTATCGTCATTGTTTTCCCTGTGCACGCTTGTCTTAATAGGTTTCTTTCATTTGCAGTTAATTCAAATGTGTAGCTTCCTGTATTTGCTATGTTCTCTCGGTTTATTAAAGTACCACCAAACTCTAGACGTGCGTTTATTCTAAATCCTCCTGGATTAGTAAACGTCATGTATGGGTTACCCTCGTCAGTAAAGTCTGTTGCTCCTGTTATTGTTGCGAATCTGTCTATGTGAGGTAGTGTTACACTTACCTGGCTTATTGTTCCTGTTCTTCTTCCATTATTAATGTATGCATATATTGATCCTCCAACGGATATTGTCAAATCCCCACTGCTATTGTGGGATGCGGTTTTCTCTATTTGGAAGAATACGTCATCTGTGCCAATGTAGTCAGGATATGTTGCACAACTATCGCTATCATCATATGTTCCTGTGAACTCTACTTCTCCACTTGTAGTTCTCCATCTTGATTGTAGGTTAACCCATCTTAATTGAAATGTAGATGTATTATTAGCGGTGCTTTGAGCAGTAACTCTTCCCTCTATGCTAACTGTGTCAACTATGCTCCCACTTGTATAGATCGTTACTCTTCCTAGCTCTTGCCAACTATAATTTAGACTTGCCATTAATTACCACCTCCAACATAGAACCATGCGGTTCTTTTATTACCATTTCTTGTTATGGTTTCACACCTATGAACTCCTGCAGTTATTTGTCTTGCTTCTAGTTCTGGTATTCTAGCTATCGTCTTATTTAGTGTCGTGTCGTAACCTATAAATGCTAGCTCTTTATCTCTGTCTTTTACTTCAAATGTTTTATTTGTTATCTGGGTGTTAAATGTTTCGTTATCCTTTGCGGTTTTGATTCCGTTTGAGTCTATCGTGACTAGTGAGTTTTTAACGTTTTCTACTCCGTTTTCTAATGCGGTTTCTATTGCATTAATTTGTAGGCTTGTAGAGTCCTGGAGCACATTGACCTGGTTTGTTAGTGTGCTTATGGCATTGCTCGTACTATCTGCCTGGGTTTGTACACTTGTCACTCTTGCGGATATGCTATCGGCATTAGCATTTATTATTACGATGTCGTCTTCTGCATCGCTTACTCTGTTTACTAGAGCATTTATGGTTCCGTTTTGTTTGTCTACTATTAATGTTGTTTGATTGATTCTTCTGTCTGTTTTGTCGGTCTTGGTGTAATCTGTTTTGCTATCTTCTGGTAATTCTGTATGGACGTTTTCTTCCAATCCGTTTGATAGGTTTATTTCGTCATTTAGCATTACGCATGAATATGTTGTGTTGTCTATGCTCACGTTATATTTATCGCATAGGTCATAGTAAAGGATTCCTGTACTTGCGTAGTCATTTATGTAGTATAACAAGCCATATAGCTCATCCAGGATTCCTGTTATGTATTGGTCCCTGTCGTTGTTGTTTAGGATCTGGTTATCACTTATTTTTATTTCTTTCTTGTCTTCATCTGGTAGATCTACTGGGTTTGATAATGAAATGCTATCACTATCTGCACTTCTTGATATTGTAATCGTGTTAATTGGTCCATATAGTTCTCCAAACTTTACGTTGACGTTCTTTAGGTATTCTTCATCTATTGTGTCGTTTGTATTGTTTATGTATCTCACTTCTAGGTTCCCCTGGTCATTTATACATATTGTGCTTGCAGTTACTTCTGCTAGCTCATCTAATACGTCCCTGTAGGTATATTCAAGGCTATTGCCATCAGAGTCCAGGTATAGTTCTGCCTGGATCTCTTTATTGTAGTTTGTAAAGGTATCACTTGCGTTCGCAAATGTTATTCCTAGCTTCGTGCATATTGCTCCTAGGTAGTTTCGTATTGTTATTGGGTATATTAGCTCCAGGTCTTCGTATGGTGTCATGGCTAAAAGCATTTTGTCGTAGCATGTCAATATATAGCTATTTGTATTCTCTTGTTTTTCACTCTTATTTACGATGAAAGTGCCATAGTTAATGTATTCGTATTGGTTTCCAACTAACAAGCCTATTTGGGCGGTTATTTGCGTTTCTAGGGGTATATCCACGTTGGAGTCTAACTCCAGTTGCTTCATTACTGATTTTAGGATATCCCCTTTGTAGTTTAGATTCGCACTATTTATTTCTTCGTTGCCTAGGGTTGTATTGCCATATGTTATTTTTATTGCTAGTTGTCTTCCTAGCGTTTTTATTCCATTTTTAAAAGCATTTGTATGTGTTTTCATATTACACCCTCTTGCTTACTGCTATGAATGATATTTGGAATCCCTCGTTCTTGTTGGATCCGTTTATGATTCTGTCGTTTACTATTTCGTAATCTCCTGTGTAGGTTGTCATTGTAACGTTTGCTTTTTTGTATGGGTCGTAATATGTAAGGCTTTGCGTGGAGCTATCTAATATTGGAACTATTAGTTCTAGCTCTGCCTTTGTTAGCTTTCTGAATTGTAATATTAGCTTTGGGAAGATCCCTACCAATGTCCCTGTCATCTTTCCTGCTAGGTTACGTCCGCTATCATTTGCCCATAGTTTATTGTAGTTGTATTTTGCTTCTGTTAAGTATTGCCCTACTGATATGTTGTTTATTATTATCGAATCTTTATCTATAAACATATTTACCTCCTAGCTATTATATGCGAAGTCGTCTTCTGCTTCTATCTTTCTTATTTCTCTTGCTACTTGCCTGTTGCCTACATATACAGGTACTGTTGCATTTATGCTAATGTACTTTCCTATTGCCTGTCCTAATGTTTCCATTGCCTGGGAATCTGTTAATGGTAAGATACCCTCTCTTCCTGCTTCACCCATGTATGAGCTTGCTACTGGTACTCCTCTTCCTGGTTGGTTAACAATAGCTCCTGTTGCTAATTTTGTTATGACTCCTCCTTTGGCATTGTTATATGATACCCCACCAATTCCAAAGTTAATGTTAAACTTCTTACCTGTTAGTTTGCTTAACAAATCTCCTATGTTGTTAAAAGCACTTTTTACTTTATCTACTGCTTTTGTTGTAAATTGCATTAAAGATGGTAATTCTACTTTGAATGTACCATTTGCTTTTTTGATTAAGTTCTCCCAGGATAATACAATATCTCCTGCCATTATCATTCCGTTTTTACCAAAGGCTTTGCTTGCTTCCATTGATGCTCTTATGTCTTCTGGTATCTTTTGAACGAAAGCAATAGCGGCATCTTCTTCTAGCCCTCCAAGTATATTAGACATTATTGTTTGGAACTCTTGCATTTTAATTGAACCATCTCTAACACCCTCTAGCATAGTCGCAAATGTTTCTTCGTACCCTTTTTTTTGCTCTGCTAATACTCTGTTAGTTTCAACCATTTCTACCCATTCTTCGTTCTTTGCACCTCTTAATTCTTCTGTTACTGTTGTTAGTTGTTCTTCTGCATCTTTGTTGTCAAGATATGCTTGGTAAACTCTTCTCTCTTCTTCTGTTAGGTTTTTATATTCTCTAGCTCCATATGTTACTTGGTTATATAATTTTTGCCCACTTAATCTTGTTTCTTCTTCTGCTTGTTTTAAGTTTTTGCTTGATTGTTCTACTCTATCAACTGCTTTGGCATATTTGCTTTGCACTTTTGTTAAGTTATCTCTTGCTTGTTTAAGTCTTTCAGTAGCATCTCTTTCTTCTTCTACCATATCTCTTTCTTCTTTTTCCGCAGTAACCAAGTTACCTATTGCCTGGATAAATAAACCTATTCCTGCAATAGCTAGCATTACCCATCCTACTGGGTTTGTTGCCGAGAACATTAATATTACTGCTCCTAGTCCTCCTAGTATTTCTGAAGTATGAAGTATGGCATCCCATAAAGTACTCCATGAAAATCCGTTTTCTATAAAATCTGCTATGTCACCAAGTAGTCCTATAAATCCTTGTATTATTAGTACGATCCCTGCGGTTACTATGACTTTCTTTAAATTAGAAAATCCCTCTCCAAGAAGTCCTAGGTTTTTAAGAAAGTCTAATATTTTCATTGTTGCTATTGCAGTTCCTATACCTATTAGGATTTCCTTAACTAGATTACCATTCTCTGCTAGCCATTGAAGCCATCCTGGTGCTTCTGCTTCTGGTAGTAATTGTGATAGGTCTGTTGTTGGTAAAGGTACTCCACCTCCACCTCCTCCACCTGATACACTTCCGTTGTCCTGGAGAATGTTCATCTCATCAAACCCTGCTAGTGTTTTGTGAAGCTTCTTTGCTTCTGCATTAGTTCCTTTTATGTTGTCCTTTGTTCTTTGGAATGCATCTGCACTTGCGTTGGCAAATATGTTTACTCCAAACCATGCATTTGCTATGTAATTTATGTATTGTAATGCGGTGTATAGTAGTCTGATTATTCCCTCAATTATTGGTTGTAGTGTTACTGCTATTACCCATCTCATGTATTCAAGGTCTGTGCCTAGTTGTTTGTTTTGTGAAGATAATATGCTCATGGAACTGGATATCATTGACATGATTCCTCTTATTCCTATTAGAGCAAGTCCCCATTTTAATATTTTGCCTGCAGTATTGCTTGCTTTCTTGTTGATGTTTGTTAAAGCATCCTGGATCTGTCCTTTTACTAATTTAGACTTTGTTTCTTCTACTTCGTTTTTTACTCTTTTTTGGCTTTGAGCATTTTGCTCAATTTTACCATTTATATCATCTAATAATTCTTTTGTTTTTCCATATTGACCGTTTGTAATTTTAACTACATTTTCTTGTTCTTTTACTTTCTCAACTATACTTCTTACTATTGGCTCTGCTTCCATAAATTCTTCATAGGTTTCAAAGCTTTCCATTCTATTTGAATATAGCTTAGTAAAATATTCCCTCGCGGCTTGAGCTTTTGCTTTTAAATCTTCTAATTTCTTTTCTTCTTGCTCAACATTAGAATGCACTCTCATTTCTATTTCTGCTTTTTGATTTAAAAGTTCTTCACCTTTTTCATTGTACTCGACTAGTTCTTTTTCTAGTCTTTTCAAATCTCTTTCTGCTTGTTTTGTACTAACTCTTGTTCCTAGAGTTACCCATCCGTCCATACATAACCTCCTCTCTATATTCCAAGAAGTTTATTAAGGCTCTCCATACTTTCTTCCTGATCTTGTGTAAGTTTTATCTCTTTTTTGTTTTTCTTTAGAGCTACTTGCTCTTTGGCTTTCATCCATCTCTCTCTTTCTTTAGGATCCTTGATGTCTTTCATATCGTGTGTGCGTATGTTTCTGATTCTGTTTAGTATGCAACAATTCCCAAGCTCGCTATTTGATAGCCCATCTATTAACTTGTTAAATTTCCACCAGTGCATTTTTTGCTCTGATAGATCTATTCTGTAGTCACTCATGAAGCTTGCTTCTATATAGTCCATGTCTTCTACAAAGTCCATATTTGGTTCTTCGTGGTTGTTCTTTTCTAGTGGTTTCCCACAAGATAGGAATAGCAAACCTTTTTCTAGTAGTTCCTGGTGATGTTCTGAATCATCAAGTCCCTCTCTACCAAATAGTTTGTATATTATTGCTAGTGACCTTTCGAAGTCATTTATACTTGTGTCCTGGGCGATTTCGTTGCATTCTATTGCGACTCTAAAGTCTGTGTTGATCTGGAATCTTTTTCCATCTATTTCTGCGTATTCAGGATAGTTCATTATTTAAGCACTTCACTATTCGTACTTTTGTATTTTTCTTCTATCTTATTCTTTATTGCTTCCATGTTAACTTTTATAAGTGGTAGTATTGGTTCTATCATTTCACTTATGTCGTTGTACATGCTCATGTATGGCTTCCTGTCCATTAGATCTAATATCATCTGGGTTTTGCCCTCTCCTAAAAATAAGTCTAGTGCTTTCATTTCTTCTATGTATACTTTTTGAATAACTTTATACTTTTCTTCTTCTTTCCAAGAAAGTAGTTTTTTGCCTTTGTGGTCTTCTTTCTTATCTATTATGTAAAACTGGTTTTTTAAGTACTCCATGTTCTTTTTGTGAAGCTCCTGGCATTCACTTATTCTTAATGGCAATTCAATATCCTCGAGGTCGAATACTAAATACTTCCCTGTGTCATTCCCCTCTTGATCCTTGATTCCAATTCTTAAGACATCGTCTTTCTTTAATTGAATAAAATTTTCCTTTTCAGTCATCATTTATATTCCTCTCTCTTTCTAAAATAAAAGAGGCTAGAGGCTTAATACCTCCAACCTCTAAAGGTTTTTTTATAAGCTTGTGTTAGGTGTAAATGTTGGTACTCCTGCAGAGCTAATTGTTACTGTTCCCTCTACTGGATCTCCTGTATAGTATAGGTCGTATTCTATAACCGCATTCTCGTTCATGAATTGAGTTATAGCAATTAACCCTTTGCTTAATTTAGCAGGGTATGTAGTCCCTGTACCATTCCATCTGTCTACATCTAATATGTTTGTTACGTAGTTTAGTTTATCACGTCCTGCTTGAACAAATTCAAAGCAAGGATCACCTTTGTATATCTTTTGTGATATGCTACCTTGTTTTTGGTTTGATGTATGGTCACTTCTTGCGTTGTCCTCTATGATCCACTTTTCTGTGTCTACTTGAGGATTGTATGCGATTCCATAGTCTGTGATACCTACACCTAGTACTGCATATGTTGGAGAGCTATCTGGTGTTGTATCAAGGAATGTCAAGAACTGGCTTCTGTTAACCTTTTCCAAATTCTCTGGTATCATGTTATTCCTCCTTTATTTTATTATTCTCTATAAGTTACTTGTATTTGTATATCGAACTCTGCGGTTGCTTTTTCGGCATCTCGTAGTGTCCCACAATTCAAACACTCTATTTTTTCTATCCCCTCTATGTCTGGGAATATTTTTTTCTCATTATTCTCTGCTATGATTCTTTCAAACATTTCGAAGAACCCTATGTTCTTTAGGTTGTCTACTTCATTGTAGGAGTAGCTACACCTGCTTGTAAAGGCATATGCATCTCTTTTTATAAATGTTCCTATGATCCATTGCTCTTGCGTTGGTTGCACAGGTATTTTGTCTAGAGAGTAACTATTTATGTCTTTCTCTAGGGCATTTGCATTTATTTTTTTAATGTTCTTATTTATTGTCTTTACTATTGCATATAAGTAATCTTTTAGCTTCTTGATTCTTAATTCTTCATAATTATCCATTATAGCCTCCGTCTATGTAGTCCTGGACTGCTTTTGTTATTTCGCCCATGTCTACGTTCTTCATTCGTATATCCCAATATGGTCCTGCTTCTGAGTGGAATGTCTTGGTGTAATTTAATACTTTCCCACTTCGACTTAGTCCGTAGTATACGTAGCTAGCATATGGTTGTGCATATACTATTTTGTCAATATGCACGTTTGTAGTAGGGTTTCCATCAATTATAACTGTTTCTGCTAAGGTCCCCTCTCGGTATGGTACAAATCTGTCCATGTGCCTTGCACACTCTTGTGTAAAGAACTTTTGCACTCTTCCTCCTGGAGATACACCTAAGTCTTCAAATATTATGTTTGTAGGTTTTAAATTAACTGCCATTATTTCCCTCTGAATAAAGCACGTTCATCGTTAACTACTACGTTTGATAGATAGGATTTTAGGATCCTGTCTTCTATCTTGCGTTTTTCGTCTTCGTTGGCATCTAGGTATGAAGCATCCCATGTTATAGTTTTGATTAACTTATTCATGCATTTCTTTAGCTCACTTGGTTTCTCCTGGTTTTTAAACCTGTTGAAAGTTTCACGATCTATTATTAATCTAGCTTCTTCTTCGGCTATATTAAAAGGCACTAGGTCAATAGTGTTCCCCATTGCCTCAAATTCTTCATAAGTCAAATATTGTCCACTATATTCCATAGTACCTCCTTAATTATAGACTGATTGATCCAACCGCAAATTTTGCTACGATTACTTTGCTTTCGTCAGTTAGTCCAACAACATAGTGTTCGTCTGCACCAATTAATGTAGTGTAGTTTTCTAACTCTCTTTGTGTTTCAAGGTTGATTCCTCTCTTCATAAAGATTGTTACTGCAGAACTTTCTTCTCCAGTTTGTTCTTCTGGTCTTAACTCAACGATTGGGTTTAAGAAATAAGTCCCTGCAGAATTAATAGCTTTCTTACTTGGAACTATTCTGCAGTTTGCGATAGTACCAATTTCTCCACGCATAATTACGTTGTTAGGGTATTTATCGTTTGAGATAAAGTTAGTATCTTTTCTTAATTGTGTTACTTGTTTTGGATGAATAAACATAACTTTTTCTACGTTTTGTTCTTCGTTTAATCCATCGATAGCATTAACTACTTCGTCATAAGAAATATTTGTATTTGAAGTGTAAGTTAATTGAGCTCCTTTTAATGCATCCATTACATCGTTGTCGATTTTGTCTGCGATTGCTTTTGCTAATTGTGAGTTAGTTTCTCCTACTGGATTTCCATAACCACTTAATACTGCTTCGTCAGTTAGTTCTACTTGTTTTACTGCTTTCTTTACTTGGTATTGAGCAGAAGTAGTTCCTAATTTAGTTTTGTCTGCAGTTTCTCCCTCTGCTAAATCTGTAGCCGCACCAATGTATTCATATTTTGGTATTGTGATAGTATCTCCTGGTCTTCCCTCTAGAGTTGTATCAATTTTTGCAAATGGTGTAGCAACAATAGCTTTTTCTAGTTTTGCACTTATCATAGGTGCCATTACTTCTGGATCTATTAATTGTGCTAATTTTGTTGTTCCTGTTGCCATTTTAATTCATTCCTCCCTTATACATTTAATTTTTTAAATAGGTCTGGGTTGCTTTGCTTTAGCTCTAGTCTTTCTGCATAGCTCATCTTTTCGAATTTGTCTTTTGTTATCATTCCATCAACATCTTCGTTTGTTCCTGGTAGATCTAAAATCTCATTTGGATTCGTGAATATACCCTCTTTGCCATTAGATACTGCTAGTGCCAAATCTTTAATTCCCTTTCCCTGGTTTTCTGGTTTTACCATTTCCTTTTTAATGTCACTAATAAAACCATTTCTAGCATAGTCGCTAGTAAATTGTTTGTTGCCAAATACTTCCATGATATTGTTTGTTAGTTTTTTATCTTCGTCTTCGGCATGTTTTTTTGCTTCCTGGTCTTTAATTTGATTATCTAGCTCCTCAAATTTTCTTTTCCATTCCACATCTGAACTTTGTAATAGCTCTGATACTTGTCCTTTCAACTCTTGTATTTCTTCCTTGTCTTTTGTTACGGATTTACCGAACTCTGCCATTATGGAATCAATTGTTTCAGGATCCAATTCCAAGCCTCTCAAAAATTCTCTCATATATATTCCTCTCATTCACTTGTTATCGCAGTCGTGTCTGCGTGTGATTAAAATATTTTTGATAGTGTATCGTCACTATCTTACGACACCCTAATTTTAACATAAAAATAAGAGCCTGTCAAAAGGCTCTTTGTTTTATTATTTTCTTTTCCTGTACCATTCAATTGCTTCTTCAAAAGTATCTATGTCCATTTTTGAATTTGGATGCTCTCTCATGTACTCTAGGTACTCTTTTCTTACTTTTGTTGTTTCTAGTGTATTCTTTAGATTGTTTTCTCTTTCATCAACATTTTGTGCTTTGTTTTCTCTGAATTTTTTACTCCATGATGATTCATTACTATCCGTTGAGTTCTTTTCGTCATCTGACCAGTCATTCCATTTCTTTCCTGATACGAATTTGTTTATTCTTTCCTCCTGGGATAGATTGTTGTATCTTTCTAGGTCTTGCTTGTACTGATCGTTGTCACTTATTGGTCTTTTACCTGTTAGACCATATTTTTTAATTTCGTTGTGTTGTTTTATGAATGCATCATCGTCTTTGTTAGCAGTAACCTTGATTCTGTCTTTCATGAACTTGTCACTGAATGCGAATGTTCCTGATACTCCCTCTCCATCATAGAATGCATTGTTACCATCTGCGTCTTTTCCTAGGTATGTTGCAGTTTTCTTAATTCCGTTTCCCATATCTATTGTGTATGGTTTACCTTTTTCTAGTTCTGATACATCATATGCTCTATTTGCTAGGTCGTAGTCTTGCATTACTTTTATTGTATCTCGACCTTTTAAATTATATTTGCTTTCTATATCTCTTAATTCTTTGCCTAATTTTTTTGATTCTTCAGTTTGTGCAAATCCTCCATAAGGTTCCAATGCTTCACGATACTCTTTATACTTGTCCTGGTATTCTTTAAGTCCCTCTTTTTTGTATCGTTCTGCAAATTTCTTTTCGTAGTTTTGAAATTCTTCTATTTTTTCCTGGTTATTTTTTATTTCGCTTTGTGCGAACTTTCTCCACTCTTCGCTTTCATTAGAATCGTTCGCTATTTTTTGATTTTTTTCTAATTGTTTTTGCCACTTTTCCACTTCTTTGTGAGCTAGCAAACTTCTTATATTGTCGTCTGTTGTATTATTGCTACCTGCTCCATTGTGTTTTTTATACACCTCATCGGCTATTTTTTCATCGCTCATGCCTTGCCCACGTGCTTTTTCTATAAACGAATCATCATCCATTGATCCTCTGCTTCCTACTTTGTTGTATTCATTAATTAGCTCCTTGGCATTATAGTTTTTTAAATTAACATCTTCTTGACCTTGTGCAACTAAAGTATCATACTCTGCTCTTAAGCTTTGTAATTTCTTATCATCTTCTGGTTTGTAGTAGTAATCATCGGCTTGCATTTTTTTGCTTAATTCTTCATATTCTTTGTTAACTTGCTCTGTTGTTCTGTTATCTCTTGCGTTAGCTCTATCAGTCATCTCTTTTGCTTTTTGCTCGTATTCTCTTGCTCTTTCTTCTTTTATGTCCTGGAACATAGGATCCTTTGTGTTTTTATATTCCTCTGCTTTATCTTTGTAGTATTGTGCTTTTTCTGATTCTACTTCTCTTATTGCATCGTAGTTATCGTTTTTGTAATCTTCTTTTGATATTCTTCCCTCTCTGTATGCTTTTCTAAAGGATTC